GCCTACCGCAAGAGGGTCGCCCGTCCCGAAGGAGTTGACCTGTGGATGAGCATTTGCAAGGTCCAGCAGGGCTTGCTTGATTTTTATCCATGACATAAGTCTGCAGTTTCAGTATGTTTTTTTTATGTGCGCCCATGCTTAGCAGTCGTTACACGCCCCAAATTGACCGTAAGGGTAGGGGTAGTCAAGGTTGCTGATTCCCATCCTCCTGTTGCGGTCCAAGACCATCCCAGTTCGATAGTTGGTGGCGTTCGGGTAGATCGTATCCAAAGCAGACGGAGGCGAGTTCCACAAGGGATAGGAGTTGCGGTTCTCCATCAGGTACCGGGTTATCCGTTCGGAGTACCACTCGGCATCGTTCTTGACCTTATCCGTGAGCCGGGTGATTTCCTCCATGCTCATTTGGCTTGATTCCTCGCTCGTTCTACGGACCATACCCTTGTTCATGTACTTAAACGCAAGGACCATCGGCAACTCGTAGTAGAGCCATTGAATCATAGCCGGCTGGATGTAGTCATCCAAGAGCGTTTGGTTGAGCGCAGACGTTGAACCGCTGACGACCTGCGTAACCAATTCCCCGTAGAGTGCAGAGCCAACGATGGGCTGAATCCGCATCTCTTGGACCTTAACAACCGTAGGACGTATCTGCGTATAGGACACGTTCTCGTTTATGATGCTATTGTCGAGCAGCGTTTCTTCGCTTATGAATAGTGCCTTCATGCCTTCGTGATTTTATTGCCTTTGCGGATTACCAACTGCTGCTCCCATACATGGCGACATTGGGGCCTGTTCACTCCGCTCGGTGTGTGATACCAACCGCCTCTGCGATTCCATACGGAGTAGCCCATGATTGCAGAAATCCCGTCGATGTCCTCACGGGTGTAAACCTTGCCTTGTCCGGCCAAGTCAAGCATCACCTTGCAGAACTGACGGCTTGAACCTTTGTCCTTGTTGCTGAAACCCGTGGCCCATGCGTACTTGTAGCGGACTTCCAAGACTGGCTCTGCAACTTCCTTCACGTTCTTGGGCAGGTTCTGCTCGGCAATCTTGTCCACGGCCCTGCTGATTGGGTAGCGGTCCTTGGTAATCAAGTAGGCGACTCGCTTGGCGACCTTCGCCTTGCTAACTCCGAACTCCTTTGCCATTTCTTCAACCGATGCGTCCCGGTTCTTCTTGCGGTAAGCCTCAATCTTCAAGTCCAACTCTTTCTCTTCTTCGCCCAGTTCGGCAAAGGCCAAGCGGATGTTTTCGTCGATGTTGGTGTCGAACCGCATCGGCTTGGAGTGCATGACGTGGTAGTCGTCGGCATGGCTTCCAAACTTGCTTGCAACAACCTCCAAGACTTTGAATTCTTCGTCGCCCCATCCGTAGTCCTCGTCGTCTTCTTCGCCCCAAGTCGGCTCGCTGAACTCTTGGGCCTGCACTCCGAGCATCGTGTCAATCTCTTGGGCTGATAGCCCAAAGCCTGCTGACAACATGGTCCGAGCCATCTCCAGCGTGATTTTCTCCTGCATATACTGACGCACGATACGCATCAGGTTTTGGTACTCACGGCCCGACAACTTCTTGATGTTGTCGTTGCTCTGCAATGCTTCCACGGCTTGCGGTTGCTCGTCGGGTTGGGGATTAGGTCCAACCACGTCGGCAGGCTTTTCCAAAGGTTGCAGACCCGCTTTTTCCCTCAATTCGTCTTGGGTCATTATCTGCAAAAGGGCTTGTTCGCTTAGTCGCTCCGTGATAGGCTCAACGGGGATAAGTTCCATCCCTTCCACGCCATTAAAGGATCCCAAATAATTGATCATCCGTTCCACTTTGCGCACCCGGTCGTTGACGTAGGTGGCTTTGAATAGTTCGTAAGCCTCTACTAATTCAGTCCTTCCTCCGAGTTGGCCCTCGGTTTTGACACCGAATAACGCTGGATTCGTTACACGATGGGCAATGAATATCTCTTGCTGGATTGATTTGTTTAATACCTCGAACTGCTTGTCCATGTCGGACGGAGTGAGCGGTTCAAGTGTCGGAGCATTCGCTGCTTCATCGTTGAAGGTTACCACAAAGCGACCAGCGTTGTCCGTACCGCTGAACTTGCGTTTGATTTGACGCTCGATGTCGCCCTGTTCTTCGGGTGTCGGGATGCCGTTGTTGAAATTAATCAAGTATCCCCCCCAAAAGTTGTTGCGTAGGTTGTTGTTGTGGAAGTTCGCCACCTGTACGTCTGCCTCAATCCAAGCGTTCCCCCCGATGTATTCCGGCAAAGGATAGTGCTTCACGCCTGCCGCATAGACCCGATAGTAGAACAACTGCTTTCCGAGGCGATTCTCCGGGTCGAATGCAGGAATCTTCTCGATGTCCCCGACCTTGGGGAACAACTGCATCATGTCGTCGTTGTACCAGTCAGCGACTTGGAACATCTTCTCCTCCTTGTCCACCCGAATCTTCTCAAACGGGACGTGCTCCATCTTGGCGATGGTCCCAAGTTTGGACCAAGTAACCGCAATCGCAAACCCGTTGAATAGCTCCAAGTCCAAGACCAGTTTCTCCGTGATGTCGTTCAAGTCCTCGGTGCTGGAAAGTCCGTCAAAGAACTTGATGAATCGGGCCTGCTGCTCTACGGTCAAGTCATCCCCTGCCTGCCATCCACCGCCTATGATGTAGTTGACCTTGCCGTTGACAATTGCGTTGTGCTTGGACGACCTGCGATAGTTGTCAAGCAGGTAGTAGGGGTATTCGTTCGCAAAGCCGTAGGTGATGTACTTGCCGGACCTGTTCTCCAGCATTACAGGGACCTTATGTTCTATCCCCAGCCATTGGGTGAAGTGTTGTGTTGACTTGCTCATAGGGTGTGAACTGTGAATGAAAGGGCTGAAATTGCGATACTTCCACCATCGCTTACGGCATTGATGTAGATGGTGAACTCATCGTTGACCGCACCTTGCAAGACGGTTTCCGTAAAAACCGCATGGCCGTTCGTGTGGCTCGTTGTGATGTCAGTCATTGACTGGTCTATCGGTGTACCGTTCTTGGCGATGTAAACCTTGATTTGGTTGTTGTTGCCCTGCGCAAAGACCATAGACGTAGCAATGCGAAGGGCTGCACCCGTTGTGCCTGTGTAGGTGATGGCGGTGGTGGTTCTTGTGAAATTGTAGGTTGACAGTAAACCGTTTTTGAGCGGGGTTGTCAACTTAACGGCCTGCCCTTGCGTCGGGGTAAAGTTTTTGGGTTCGTCAAGGTAAAGGTTCGCAAAGCCCCGCTCCCGGTCAAGCGTTGCGGTGTCAGCAAGGTCGTCAAATAAACCGCCCACCCGTGCAGCGGTGTTCGCTCCGGCAGCGGTTTCGTTAGCAATGGTTGCAGCACTCGTTTGGAGTTGCGTTCTCGTTTGTACGCTCATTAGGCAAAAGTTGAGTCAAAAGTGGAATCAAAGACACCCTCATCGGATGCCCCAAAGACGGTGTACTGGATGGAATTGGCGTAGGTATTGAACCCTACCGTTGCGGTTTGTACAAATGCCAAGCCCGTTTCAACGACCGCCAAAGCAGCGGCAACCGTGCTATTGGTATCGTAAACTTCATACTTATAGGAACCCGTTTCAAGCGAGCCCACGGCAATTTGAAATCGGTCATAGCGGTTGGTATAGTTGGAAAGGTTGGCAGATTTCAGCAGGGTAAAGTCAGTTGTGGTGTTCTTTGCGATGCTCGTGAGTCGCAAGATGTAGCGGTCCCCCGTGCTGGAACGCTCGGTCCAAGTAACCGTCAGGGTGTTGGTCGTGTCAGGGTTCAGGTAAAGCATCTGCTTGTAAATGTGCGATGCCCCCGAATTTCACAATTTGCGCCCAATCTGCCTGTACAACTCCGCCCGCTTCTTGGCGGTTTCGGCCACGTTGAACTGCTTTTTGATGTCCCGTGTAAGGTTGTCAGCCAAGCCCTTGCGAAGGTCGGGGTCAAGAATCAACTGCTTGATGTACTTGTACCAGTCCTTGGGCTTGTTGTAGGGAACGAGAAACCCGTTCTCTCCGTGCTTGATTACGTCCGTGTAGGGGATGGTTTCGCTTGCGATGATCGCCTTATTCATCCACCCTGCCTCGACCACCTTCAACTCGGACTTGAGTTTGTTAAACTTGGTGTCCCGGAGCGGTGCAAGGGTAACATTCACGAAGTTGTAGCCCCCGACGTACGAGTAGATGTCAGCAGCCTGAATGCGTCCGTAGTTCGGGTTGTTCCCTTGGTCGCTTATGATTTTCTCGTAGCCTTCATAAACAGGATTATTGTCGTTCCACCCTCCGAGATAGAGGCGGTATTTGCCGTCAAGGTTTGCGTCCCAGCGTAGTTTCTGCATCCCCTCACGGAGCAGTTCCATGTCCTCTCCGTGCTGCGCACCACCGAACCAACCGAACTTGACGAGGTGCTTGTCGGGTTCTTCCTCCGGGTTGGGGATGAACTGCTGATAGGCTTCGTAAGGCTCATTCTGCAAGATGCTCACATTCGCATTTAGAGGCCGTATGCGAGAGGCAAGATGCTCGGTGGTACAAGTTACCCAATCAGCCAATTTGATGTGCTTACGGATGACCTCTGCGAGTTTGGTTTGGTGATAGTGGCGATACATGATGTGGCCCGATTCAAGGACCCAGTAGTCGTCCAAGTCAAGGATGACTTTAGCCCCGAATTGGGTGAGGGCCTTGTAAACATTTTCAACTTGCTCCATAGTGCCTTGACACCAAAGCCTGCTGAACAGGAACAGGTCAATTGAACGAAGCCCCTCGTCGCTGATGGTGGTGATGTTCTCGACGCAGACGTAATCGAACTCCGAGTAGTTGTCGCCAAGGTAAGCGTTCGGCATTTCAAGGCGATAGAAACTGCACCCGGTTGGATGAGCGTTGTAAACAATACAAATCTTCATGGGGTAAAAATAAGAAGGGCAGCCATTGCTGACTGCCCCTCTCAAACCTCAGATGATGAAAACCTGATGCGAAGATACTACGAACCTGCGATTTGTGTGGCCAACGGTGTAAAAGTTGTTGACACAATCAAAAGCATTGGGTCGGGTTCCATCCCTGTCAGCGTCATTTCGTAGCCACTTCTATCTCCGAATGCAGTACCACTGCCAGCAGTTCCA